CCACCCCAGCACCATCCAGCCCCCCACCGCGCCCAGCCAGCAGCGCCACACGACCACGGCGGGAGGCAAGAGCATGAGCGGCGGATGGGCCGGCAGCACGCGGCGTACGGAACTCCCGCCGAACTGGGAGACGGAGATACGGCCGGCGATCCTCGTCCGTGACGGCCACCGCTGCCAGCAGCTCGACCACGGCCGGCGCTGCGGCCGGCCCGCCACCGACGTCGACCACATCAAGCCGGGCTCCGACCACAGCCCGAGCAACCTCCAAGCCCTCTGCGCCAACCACCACGCGGCGAAGTCGTCGCGCGAGGGCAACGCAGCACGGTGGTCGGCGCCGCGCCGACGCCCGACCGAGCGTCACCCGGGCCTGATCTGACCCCGATCTAGCAAGACTCTGACCTGCACTTTTGTAAACCCCCAGGTCAGGGGGTGGGGGTGCCTCCCTCCCCCCACCCCGCCGGACGACCGGGAGGTGCTGCGGCTGAGGCTGGCTACGGGTCTGGGGATCTTGGCCCCCTGGGGGCTGTTGGGCGGCCCGCTGGGGGGCGGGCCGGGGGCGGCTGGGCTGATTCGATGGCCGGTGGCTGGCGGGCGTCACGTGGCCTCTCAGCCTGCCGCCCCCACGAAAGCATTCACCATAATCCCAGGTCAGATGCTGTATTGCCGTTACGCAGGCTGGTATCCTGGGGGCATGAAGACGCGCCGTTGCCAGCACTGCGGGGACCACCTCGGCGCCCGCCACGCGCATAACGCTCGGTACTGCTCGGGCCGGTGCCGCACGGCAGCGTGCCGGGCGCGGCGCACGGTGCCGGCCGAACTGACCGCGCGTCCGCGGTGGGTGCGGCGGACCTCGGCGAAGGTGCCGCTCACGCTCGGCGGCTCGACCGCGTCGAGCACGGACCCGGCGACCTGGTCGCGGTACACCGCGGCGACCCGCTCAGCGGTCGGCGCCGGTCTCGGGTTCGTCCTCAACGGCGACGGCCTGGTGGTCGTCGACCTCGACCACTGCCTCGACGGCGACCGGCTGGCGCCGTGGGCGGCGCGGGCGCTGGAGCTGGCCGGCCCGACATGGGTGGAGCGGTCGGTGTCCGGTGACGGCCTGCACGTCTGGGGCCGGGGCGTGCTGCCGCACGGCGGGCGGCGGATCCCGCTGGACGGCGGGGGCACGGCCGAGGTGTACGGCACGGGCCGCTACATCGCGGTGACCGGGAACACCTGGGGCGACACGCCCCGGCGCCTCGGGGACCTGCAAGACCTGATCGACGCACTGCTGTAGCGCGGCCCGGCACGGGTGCGCTGCGGCGTACCCGACACGGGAGGTTGAGCCATGGGTGGAGTGGGGCCGCCGCCGAAGGACCCGAGCAGGCGCGCGCGGACGAACAAGGACGCGGTGCCGACCACGGTCCTGAGGTGGGAGCAGGCCGAGCCGCCGGAGCTGCCGGACTTCCGGATCGAACGTGACGAGCAGCTGGTCGAGTTCGTGTGGCCGGAGCGGACGCGCGAGTGGTGGCAGATGTGGATCGACTCGCCGCAGGCCGAGCACTTCGGCACGTCCGACTGGCAGTACCTGCTCGACACTGCCCTCATCCACGCCCGGCTATGGAGCGGTGACCTCTCGGCGGCTGGAGAACTGCGCCTGCGAGTGGCTGCGTTCGGCGCGACGCCTGCGGACCGGGCCCGGCTGCGGATGGTGTTCGCCGCGGCCGATGAGGCGGACGCGAAGCGGCCGGCGGCGGGGGCGAGCGCAAAGGAGCGGTACGGCCGGCTTCGGGCACTGCCCGGCGGGGCGGACGACGCGAAGGCGGCAGGGGACGACTGATGTGGCGGGGCCCGGAGTTCGAGGGCGAGTTCCCGACCCTCGGCTACCAGGTCATCGACTGGATCACGGAGATGCTGGCCGCGCCGGACCGCGGCGAGTACGAGCCGTTCCTGCTCACCCAGGAGCAGGCCGAGTTCGTCATCCGCTTCTACGAGATCGATCCGCGCACGGGGAAGCGGCGGATCCGGCGCGGTGTGCTGTCCAGGCCTCGCGGCTGGGGTAAGTCCCCGCTGCTGGCCGCGCTGGGCTGTGCCGAGGCGCTGGGCCCGGTCGTGCCGGACGGGTGGGACGCGGCTGGCGAGCCGGTCGGCATGTCCTGGGACCGGGTGCGCACGCCGCTCGTCCAGGTGGCCGCGGTCTCCGAGGATCAGACGGACAACACCTGGTCTCCGCTGCTGGAGATGCTGCGGGGCGGTCCGGTCATCGATGAGTATCCGGGGCTCGAACCGCTGGACACCTTCGTCAACCTGCCGCGCGGGAAGATCGATCAGGTCACCAGCTCGGCCAGTAGCCGCAAGGGCAACAAGGCGATCTTCGCCGTGCTGGACCAGACCGAGGAGTGGACCGCCAGCAACGGCGGGAAGCGCCTCGCCCGGGTGATGCGGACGAACGCAGCGAAGATCGGCGGCTCGACGCTGGAGTCGCCGAACGCGTTCGTCCCGGGCCTGGGCAGCGTGGCGGAGGACACGGCGGCCTACGCCAAGCAGATCGCAGATGGGCGGGTGCGCGGCGACGGCGGGCTGCTGTGGGACCACCGCGAGGCGCCGCCGGAGACGGACCCGACCGATCGCGCGTCGCTGGTGGCCGGCCTGCGGTACGCGTACGGCGACAGCTCGGACCACCCGGACGGGTGCGTGATCCACACGCCGCCGTGCGCGCCGGGCTGGTCGCCGATCGAGCGGCACGTCGCGGAGTTCTGGGACACGGGCAACGACCCGCAGGAGCTTCGGTCGGACTTCCTGAACCAGATCACGCACGCTGCCGACGCCTGGTGGTCACAGCCGGAGTGGGCTGCGGTCGCCGACCGGACGAAGCGGCTGGCGGACGGCGACCGGATCGTGCTCGGGTTCGACGGCTCGCGGAAGCGCAACCGTGGCGTCACCGACGCCACCGCGTTGATCGGGTGCAGGGTCCGGGACGGGCACATCTTCACCCTCGGGGTGTGGGAGCAGCCGCCGGGGCCGGAAGGCAAGGACTGGCGGGTGCCGGTCCTGGAAGTCCTCGCGGCCGTCGCCGATGCGTTCGAGCGGTACGACGTCGTCGGGTTCTACGCGGACCCGGCGAAGTGGGAAGGCCACGTCGCCAGCTGGGAAGCGGCCTACGGGCCGCGCCTGCAGGTGAAGGCCAGCAGGGATCACCCGGTCGAGTGGTACATGACCGGCGGCCGCGCGGTGCTTATCGTTCGGGCCCTGGAGAAATTCAACTCGGCGATCGTCGACCGAGAACTGACGCACGACGCGTCCGGCCCGCTGACCCGGCACATTCTCAACGCCCGGCGCAGGCCCGGCCGGTCCGGGATGCAGATGATGAAGGCGCACCCCGACAGCCCGGACAAGATCGACGCCGCGGTGGCAGCGATGCTCGCGTGGCAGTGCCGCCTCGATGCGGTCGCCAAGGGCCTGGCCGAGGACGAAGAGGAAGTCGGCGGGTACACGTTCTGACCGGTAGGGGGTGTGCGATGGCGCTGGACGAGACTCCGCTTACGCCGGACTGGTGGCTGATCCGCCTTGGCCGGAGGATGCAGTGGCGCAGGCCGGAGCTGGACCGTTGGTGGCGCTTCTACACCGGTGACCACCCGCTGCCGGAGCTGCCGAAGAAGGCCACCGACGCCTTCCGGGAGTTCCAGCGGAAGAGCAGGACGAACTTCTGCCAGCCAGTCGCGGACGCGAGCGTGCACCGCCTGACCGTGCTCGGCATCACCGACGGCCAGGGCAACCCGGACCCGGACGCGCTGCGCTGGTGGCAGGCTAACCGCCTGGACTCCGGGCAGAAGCGCTTGTACCGCACGGTGATGGCGCAGGCCCGCGGCTACGTGATGGTGGGCCCGCACCCGACCCGCACAGAGGACAATGGGCGGCCGTCGCCGCTGATCACGCTGGAGCATCCGCGGCAGGCGATCGTCGAGTACGACCCGGAGACCGGCGAGCGCATGGCCGGCCTGAAAGCCTGGTACGACGACATCCACCGGGTGGCCCGCGCGTCCGTCCTCCTCGCCAACGGCACCGTGCAGAAGTACGTGACGCCGCGCCGCGGACCGGGTCGGCTGCCCTGGGGCTTCGCCTCCTGGGAGCCGGACGGCGACCCGTTCACGCACGACCTCGGCGGCGTGCCGATGGTCGAGTTCGAGTGCCGGCCCGACCTGATGGAAGACGCTCGGGCGGAGTTCGCGGGCGTCATCGACATCCAGGACCGGATCAACCTCGGGGTGCTCAACCGCATGACGGCCGCGCGCTACAGCGCCTTCCGGCAGGCATGGATCAAGGGCCACAAGTTCGCCAAGCGGCAGGACCCGTCGCGGCCGGGGAAGTACATCGTGGAGCAGCCGTTCATCCCCGGGCCTGGCAACATCTGGGCGTCCGAGTCCGAAGACGCCGCCTTCGGCCAGCTCGACGCCACCGACCTGTCCGGGTTCCTGAAGGAGCACGAGTCGGACGTCCGTGACCTGCTTGTGCTCAGCCACACCCCGGCGTACTACTTCGCCACTGACCTGGTGAACATCAGCGCGGACACGGTCAACGCCCTGGACATCAACCACATCGCGAAGATTCAGGAGCACCAGGCCACACTCGGTGAGTCCTGGGAGGCGGTGGCGGCGCTCGCCGCGGCGCAGGCCGGGGTCGAACGGGACTACACCGCGGCCGAGGTGCGGTGGGCCGACCCCCGCCAGCTCAACCCCTCCGTGCTCGCGGACGCCGCGGTGAAGAAGCAGAGCATCGGCTACCCGTTGGGCGTGCTGGCCGAGGATATGGGCGAGTCCCCGCAGCGGGTGAAGCGCATCGTGGCCGGCGCCGCCGGGCAGCAGCTGCTCAATGCCGTCGCACCGCCTCCCGCTGCGCCGGCAACGGGCGGGCAGGGCGCCGCTGGGACTGCGCAGTGACCGGGCTGGACACCCGGTACGCCACCGTGTCCACGGCGCTGCGAGAGCGGCTGCTGGCGTTCGTCACGCAGGCGTTCCACGCCCGCGGCGACTACCGCGACGCCGACGCGGCCGCATTCGTCGAGCAGGTGCTGCCCACCGTCCTCGGCGCGCAGGCGCAGATGGGCGCGCTCACCGACGCGTACCTGGCGCAGACCCTCGCGGGCATGCTCGGTGGGGCCGCGGCGCCGGTCGGCGTGACCGTGCCCGAGCAGCTGCGCGGCGTGCCGCCGGAGGAGGTGTACGCCCGCCCATACCGCACGGTGTGGACGGCGCTGGGCGAGGGCAAGCCGCTGGCGCAGGCTGTCGCCGAGGGCACCTCCCGGCTGGCCTCGATCACGTCGACCGACCTGCAGTTGGCCCGCACCACGGCAGCCCAGCAGGTCGGGCAGGCGACGCCAGGGTTCAGCTACTACCGGCGGGTGCTGCGCGGCTCGTACAACTGCGCGCTGTGCACCATCGCCAGCACCCAGCGGTACAGCAAGGCCAGGCTGATGCCGATCCACCCGGGGTGCGACTGCGGGATCAGGCCGATCCCGCCCGGGGAGAGCACCCAGCAGGTCATCGACCCCCAACTGCTGGAGGCCGCGCACGATGCGATCGGCGCGGCTGGCGAGACCGTGGACCGCGCCGGGAACGTCACCGGTCGCCGCGCGAACGGATCCTTGATCAGGGATTACCAGGACCTGATCATCACCCATGAACACGGCGAGATCGGCCCGCTGCTGGCCGTCCGCCGCCAGGCCTTCACCGGCCCGGGATCCGTCCCCGGCCAGTGACCGGCGTGCGCCGACACGGCGCCGCCCCATCCGAACCACGACCCCGACACGGGAGACACCAGCATGCGCACGCGCTTCCTGCCCCGGCACACGACCGCCTGGGCGCACCCCTACACCGGCCCTCTGGCGTGGGCCGTCTGCTACGCGGACGGTGACGGAGGAGATGGCGGTTCCGGCGACGGCAAGCCCGGCACGGGCGGCGACGGCGGCGGGGACGGCAAGGGTGGTGACGGCGGCCAGGACGACGACAAGACGGACTGGAAGGCCGAGGCCGAGAAGTGGAAGGCCACCAGCCGCAAGCACGAGCAGCGGGCGAAGGACAACGCCGCCGCGGCGAAGGAGCGCGACGAGCTGAAGCGGCAGGGCATGTCGGATGCGGAGAAGGCCGCTGACGAGGCCGCGGCCAAGGCCCGCGCTGAGGAGCGGACCCGCCTGGCCGGGAAGCTCGCCCGCCAAGGGTTCCTCGCCGCGGCAGCCGGCCGCGTGCCCAACGCCCCCACCGTCGCCGACGACCTGAACCTGTCAAAGTACGTCGCCGAGGACGGCGAGGTCGACGAGAAGGGCCTCGCCGAGCTGGTTGACCGTCTCGCCCCGAAGGGGACCGGCGGCGGCAACGGCAACGGCGACGGGGGCAACGGTGCGGGCGGGCGGCAGGGCTTCGGCCAGGGCGCCCGCGGCTCCGGCACCGGCGCGGACAAGGCCACGGTCGCCAGCGGCCGGGACCTGTGGGCCGAGCGCCACAAGAAGAAGACCACCTGACGAACGGAGGGGCCGTGAACCTGGCCCAGACCACCGAGACGTTCGGGCAGGACGACCAGTCCTGGCTCGCGTCCGCGCACGGCACCGACGCCGGGCGCACCATCACCCTCGACACGTCCGCCTTCACCGGGGCCACCCACTACCCCAGCGGGTACTTCCCGTCCGGCCTGGTCCTGGGGAAGATCACCGCGAGCGGGCTGTACGGGCCGTACGACGACACCGCTGAGGACGGCACGGCCGTCGCGGTCGGCTTCCTGTTCAGCGCGGTCAAGGCGCCGTCCTCGACCAGCGTCGACGTGCAGGGCGTGCTGCTGTGGCACGGCGCCGTCATCAAGGCGAACCTGCCGATCCCCGCGGCCCTCGACGCGAACGGCGCGGCCGACCTGGCCGCGAAGTTCGACATCCGCTGAAAGGAGGCGTTGACCAATGCTGCTGAACACCGACTACATCGAGCCGGTCGAGCTGACCGGCTACGTCCGGGCGGCGCTGGCGAACATGCCGGTCAACCAGTTCGCGCTCGCGCAGTGGCTGCCGAACCGGACCATCGACGACCTGGAGTACCGGTACACCAAGGGCGGCGAGGGGCTCACCCAGGCCGCGACGTTCCGGGCGTACGACGGGGAGTCGCCGGTCGGATCCCGACCGGGCGTGACCCGGGTGACCGGCGAACTGCCGCCGATCTCCCGGAAGATCCGGCTCAGCGAGTACGACCGGCTGCGGCAGCGACGCGCCGAGCAGGGCATCCGCGACGCGATCCTCAGCGACGCCGAGCGGATGACCCGCGCGGTGGCGGCCCGCATCGAGCTGGCCCGCGGCGAGGCCCTGTACTCCGGGAAGATCATCCTGGCGGAGAACGGCGTCACCGCCACCGTCGACTTCGGACGCGCCTCCGGCCACACCGTCACCGCGGGCACCGCCTGGACGACGACCGCCAGCGCCACGCCCATCGCGGACCTGACTACCTGGCGGCAGACCTACATCGACAGCAACGGCGAGCCGCCCGGAGCGATCGTCACCTCGCAGCGCGTGGTGTCCCTGATGATGCGCTCGACGGAGATCAAGGGCATCGCGTACCCGGCGGGCGCCAACCCGGGGCTGGTGACGCTGACCGTCATCAACCAGGTGCTGGAGTCCTTCGGGCTGCCGCCGGTCTACGTCAACGACGAGCAGGTGCGCGTCGGCAACACGGCGACGAGGGTCATCCCCGACGACCGGCTGCTGTTCCTGCCCGCCCCCGTGGCGGCGGACGACCCGGAGGGCACCCAGCTCGGCGCCACGCTGTGGGGCACCACGAGCGAGGCCCTGGAGCCGAACTACAGCCTGGCCGAGGGGGAGGAGCCGGGGATCGTGGCCGGCGCCTACTCCACCGCCGACCCGGTTGTGGTGTGGACGAAGGCGGCGGCGATCAGCCTGCCGGTCCTCGCCAACCCGGACCTGTCGTTCTGCGCCGACGTGGCCTGACCAGGAAGGGATACCTGACCATGGGCAAGCAGCTGGTAGCGCGGACGCACGCGCTGGACGAGCAGGGCCGGGCGGTGTGGTTCGACCCGGGCGACACGGTTCCGGGGTGGGCGCGCAAGCAGCTCACCAACCCGAAGCTGTGGGCCGACGATGAGCCCGCCCCGGCGGCGCCGGTCGAGGTGCCGGTGCCGCCGGCGTCCGGGCCCGGCTCGGGCAAGGACGCGTGGGCGGCGTTCGCCGAGGACCGTGGAGTCGGCCTCGACAGCGGCATGTCGCGGGACGACATCATGGCCGCCTGCCAGGCTGCGGGCGTCCTGGACCCGAAGGAGTAGGGACTGTGGCGGCGTTCGCGACGGTCCAGGACTACACCGACCGGACGGCCGGCACCCTGAGCGCTGCGCAGCAGACCCAGGTAGCCGCCTACCTGGACGATGCCACCGCCCTGATGCGCCGCCACATCCCCGCCGGATACGACCCGGACCCGGCCACCCTGAAGGCGGTCTGTGTCGCCGTGGTGCGCCGGGTCATGGCCAACCCCGGCGGGTACCGGCAGCGCACCATCGGCGGGTACTCCGAGACCCTCGGTGAGGACGGCGGCCTGTACCTCACCGACGAGGAGAAGGACCAGCTGCAGCCGCCCGAGGACGACGGCGACCCGGACGCGGACGCCGCGTACACGGTCGGTCTGGTCGACGCCGGGCCGGTGTGGCGCCCGGACCCGTGCGACTGGCACGGCCGCTGGTGAGAGGGGTCCGTCGATGTTCTGGCAGTCCGGTGTCCGTATCCGTGCCGGGGTGAAGACGGACCGCGCCGGCAACAGCGTGCCGGACTGGTCGCCGGGCGCGGTCGACGAGCTGGTGGTCGACCGGCTGTCCATCCAGCCCCGCTCACAGACGGAGCAGCCAGCCGCAGGAAGGCCGGCGCTTGTCGTCACCGGGTGGCTGGTGATCTCCGAGCCCGGTACCGCGCCGGACGTGCTGCCCGATGACCGGTTCCGCTTCGACGGGATCACCTGCGAGGTCGACGGCGAGATCGCCCGATGGCCCGACAGCAACGGCGGGGTGCACCACCTGGAGTTCGCGCTCACGCGCGTCACCGGCTGAAAGGGGGGCGTCGTGCTGGAGTCCTTCCAGCTGGACCGTAGGGGCATCCGCGAGGTGCTGAGAGCGCCCGAGATGGCAGCGCACGTCAACGGGGTCGCCCACCGGATCGCCAACGAGGTGCGCGGGCGCCTGCCGGATCCTTCGGCGGTCGTCCGCGTCGAGGCCTACACCACGGACCGGGTCGCCGCGAGCGTCGTCGTCCTCGACGTGCGGGCGATGGCGTGGCAGGCCCGCGACGGGATCCTGACCCGGGCGGCCGGCGAGGCGGGCGTCGAGGTCCGCGCCTGGGGGTCCTGATGCCCCGCCCTCTGGTGGTGTTCGGGGACGTCCAGGCGGCCACCGCCGGCGTGCTCAGGGCGGCTCTGGGCGACCGCGGCGAGGAGTACGCGGTGGGCTCCCAGGTGGGCACCCTTGTGCCGGGCGACCGGTCCCCGGAGACGCCGCACCTGCCGTACGTCCTGGTCGCCAAGGACACCGACCTGCCGCACCCGAGCATGGCCAACGCCCGGGTCACGCTGCGGGTCACGGTCTGGCACGCCGACGCCGACCAGGCGCACGATCTGGCGATGCTCTGCCAGGGCCTGCTGCTCATCCACTCCGGCCCGGTCATCCGCGGCTGCCGCCCGGCCACCGGCCCGCTGCCGGCCCGCGACGAGTCCGGCGTCGACCTGAGCACGTTCACCGTGCTCGCCAACGTCAAGCCCACCGTGCTCATGGCCTGACGGCCACCCCACCGCGGCACCTCTCCCACGCACGACCTACAGAACGGAGGCGCCGAATGTCCGGCGACCCGACACTCGCAAACCTGTGGACCGACGCCGACGTCTATGTGTCCACCAACCTGTCCGCCACCATCCCAGACGACGCGAACACCCCGTTCGGCGCTGGCTGGTCGCTGGTTGGCCTGCTCGACGGCGACGACGGTTTCCCTGAGCAGAGGGATGAGGACACCGACGACAAGTTCGCCTGGGGCGGCATCCTCGTCAGGACGAGTCGCCAGCACTTCAAGCTGACGAAGAGCTTCACGGCGCTGGAGGACAACGCGACCACGCGCGCGCTGATCTGGCCCGGCTCGACGGACACGCAGATCGTCGTGCCGCGCCCGGCCCGCGTGCTCGTCGGCTTCGAGACCCGCGAGGGCGACAAGGTGCGCAGGCTGATCACCGCGCTGTATGCCGAGTGCAGCCTGGACGGCGACCACGGCGAGAACGAGACGGACCTGGAGAGCGCCACGATCGCGTGCACGATCTTCCCCACGTCCGAGGGCGTGCTCTTCCACCGGCAGTCCACCCCGGTCCTGGAGTCGATCGAGGTCGCGCCGGCGACGCTCGGCGTGACCGAGGGCGAGATCGGCGCGCTGACCGCGACGGCGACGTACGACGACGCGTCGACCGCGGACGTGACCGCCGAGGCCACCTGGATCAGCTCGGCACCGGCCACGGCCACGGTCACCGCGGGGTTCGTGACCGGTGTGGCTGCGGGCACCGCCAACGTGTCGGCGAGCTTCGGCGGCCAGACGGACACCTGCGCGGTCACCGTCTCCGCTTGACCGACCTCCGGGGGCGCGGTGTTCGTCGCGGTTCGGCCGCGCCCCCGGAGTCAAACCTCACCGCGACACCACCGCGACAGGAGAGCCAGCGTGCTGGAGTTCACCGATGACGAGATCCGGGCCAAGGCCGTACAGCTCGGTCTCGCGTACGAGGGAGGCGACGGGGCGTTCCCCAGCCGACACCGGAGCAAGATCGTGGCTGCGCTGGTAGAAGACCGCCGCGTTGAGGCCGCCGCCGCGCAGCCGTCCGACGACGGCCCGTACATCGGCGGGCAGATCGTCATTCGCCCCGGGGAGCGCATCGAGCTCGACGGCCAGGCGCTCCCGGCTGCGGCCGAGCCGATCGAGGTCCGCGTCAGCGCCGACCCCGCCGTCCCGAGCACCGTCCGCCTGACGCTGCTCGCACACACCGTCCAGACCATCAAGGAGTAGAGCTGTGGCCACCACCCGAACCGCGACGAAGCCGGCCGACGACCAGCCGTTCGACTTCAACCTCGACACGCTCAAGCCCGCCGCCGACCTCAGCCCCTTCCGCGTCCACTTCGGCGGCCGCCGCTGGACGCTGAAGAACATGAACGAGCTGGACGCCTGGGAGCTGCTGACCGTGGCCTCGGGCGGCGACGTCGCCGCCGTGGCGGGCTCTCTGCGTCTCGCCCTCGGAGACCAGTGGGACGCCTTCAAGGCGTTGGGCATGCCGCAGTGGAAGGTCATGCCGCTGTTCCGGGCCTGGAAGGAGCACTCCGGTGATGTCGACCCGGGGGAATCCTCGGCCTCGTCCGGGTCCTGAGGGCACACCGCGACGAGGTCACAGCCGACCTGCGGGCCTATTACGGCGTCCGGCTCACAGACCTGTTCCGGCGCGACGCTGAGGGGCACCGGCTTCTGACGTGGCGCGAGCTGCTGGCGTATGTGCGGCAGCTCCCACCGGACGCCCGCACGCGCATTGCCCGCGGCGACACGGACGGCTTGTGGGGGCTGTCCGAGCACCTGACCGCGCTCCTCATCGATGAGGTACGCGCGGGGAACTGGCAGCGCGCGAACGCAGGCGCGAAGAAGAGCCAGCAGTCCAAGCCGCCGCGGCCGATCTCACGCCCTGGCCTCGGCCGGCGGGGCGGCGACAAGAACTCGCCGGAGCGGAAGGCAAAGCGCGCGGACGCACGGCGCCGCGCTGCCGAACGGCGAGCCGCCATCGCACGCGGAGACATCACGTAGCACTGAGGGGGTGGCCCATGCCGAACGTCGGGTACGCGACACTCCAGGTCATCCCCTCAGTACGCGGCATCGCGAACGAGTTGCGGCAGCAGCTGGTCGGCCCGGCACAGCAGGCAGGCGAGCAGGCCGGCGAGGAGAGCGGCTCCGGCTTCAGGGACGCGTTCAAGGGTGTCCTCGCCGCCCTCGGCGTCGAGGCCATCGCCGAGAAGGCCGGCGAGGTCTTCAGCGAAGCGTTCTCTTCCGCCATCGAGCAGGGCAACATCACCGGTCGCCTGCAGGCGCAGCTCGGCGCTACGCCGCAGGACGCGGCACGGTACGGGAAGCTCGCCGGCAAGCTCTACAGCTCCGGTGTCACCGACAGCTTCGAGGACGCCGCCGACGTCATCCGCAACGTCGCCCAGGGCGGCCTCGTCCCGCCCAAGGCGACAAACGACCAGCTGCAGTCCATCGCCACGAAGGCCTCCGACGTCGCGTCGACCTTCGGCGCCGACTTCGAGTCCGTCGTCAATGGGGCTTCGCAGCTCATCGCTGGCGGCCTGGTGAAGAACGCCGCAGCGGCGTTCGACCTGATCACCGTGGGGTACCAGAAGCTCGGCCCCAAGGCGGACGACCTCCTGGACACGATCAACGAGTACAGCCCGCAGTTTTCGAAGATGGGCCTCGACGGGAAGACCGCGCTCGGCATCATCTTCCAGGCCGTCAAGGGCGGTGCCCGCGACACCGACAACGTCGCCGACACCCTCAAAGAGTTCTCTCTGCGGGCAGTCGACGGATCCGCGACCACCAGCGCGGCCTTCAAGACCCTCGGCATCAACGCCAAGCAGTTCACCACCGAGTTCACCAAGGGCGGCGACTCCGCCCAGGGCGCCCTCGACCTCGTCTTCGACAAGCTGCGGACCCTCAAGGGAGCGGAGTGGCAGAACACTGTCACGGCCCTGTTCGGCGGGCCCGGCGAGGACCTGGGCGCGGCCATCAACTCCATCGACGTGTCGGGGGCCGTGTCCCAACTCGGGGACCTCGACGGTGCGGCGGACCAGGTCGGCAAGGACATCCGGTCCGGCCCGAGCTATGA